CTCAACACTCGGCTTAAACGAGTAGTAGACCAAGGCAACTGAAGTTTTTAGGTCCACTGCACAAAATTAAACTAAAACAATACTTAACAAATAGATGTCGACTCACCTAGGCGTACAGAGGTCCCGCCGCTGCCAGCATCATAAGATTTAATGATGGTGCTCACACGCAACTGTACGATTCATGGGAAGACACCTAAAACCATAAATATTTTTGCACTACCTGGTTTGGGATCGTGTTTGCTCCCACACAAAGGGTTGCCAGTTCCCTACAACCTGGGTGTATTCAACCCCACCCAGAAAGGATTACATGTCAGACTCAGCCGATAGAGGCCTGTAGGAAGGTAGAGTTAACTGAACCAACAGCAGCCATAATCATGGCGCAGTTGATAAATTGTCCAGCCCCACCACCCGCAGTCCAATTAAGCGTATTACCAGCGAATACAGCAGGGTAAGAGGGGTACAAATCCATCAGCGTCGTTCCCCTATAAACTGCATACAACGTAGTACCGGTGCCCATAGCATACACCATACTACCAGTTACCGTCCCTGCAGCATTACGTGCCTGATTTATTGCAAACAATGTTGCCAAACTAGCTGGGGTAAAAATACCATACACAGCCGATTGAAAATCAAGCACGATCTGGAAAATAGTTCCCACTGGCGTCCCTGGAGGGATCTTACCCCCAGCCAGAGCATAATCACTCGCAGTATTAACATCAAATCTGACCGGGTCACCAGCTGCAACTGTCGCGGCGTTAAACAGCGCCGCTGAAGGAAACCATTTAAAGATTGCACTAGGAATCGTCACCAACCTGGGATTGGTCATCAAATTCTTAAACTCAACATGGTAATCTATAATAATGTAACCTGGGCTATCAGCAGCACTACCATTAGTAGTGTTCTTAGTATAAACCAACAATTCCCCGTCAGCTTGGTGCTCAACATCCTCTGCATTCAACACGTCTGTATTCAACCAATTACCCTTAGTTGCTATCTCGACGGAATGGTTAGTCCATTGCGGACCTAATACAGCACTCGACGTGCTCAAAGCATAAGCCAAGAAATTGTTACTAGTATGATCTACCTTTGGTCCCGCATGATTTGAATGGTACATAATCATCACATCCCCTGCCAAACTCGTAGGGGATGACGTGATGTAGTGCGCCACCAACCGCTGCACCCTATACATTTCATGTGATTGAAAGAATCCACGCAATGCTGAAGCATTCAATGCAATTGGCGTCACAGGCATCCCCGCCTGTAGTGTCCAATTATTAAAAGTCCCCGCGGTGCCTCCGATGGTTTGCACATAATCTCGGCCAACCACCACTACACCTCCATTAGTGCGCTGCACTTTCATCTCAACAGAATGCACAGTGTTACCTATGGAGACTGGTGATGCCGACACCTGTGTGACCCCACCAAAGGGTTCCAATCTTTGAGGAGCACTCTTATTCTTCCTCGCATTAGCTTGCTTACTTTCCATTGCGGTAACCACCTTGGCCAACACCTTACGTTTGCTCTGTGGCAATTTATCTATGGCGCTCATCTTATTTAAAGATTCCGTCGTAGATTTGTTTCGTGCCATAAAGTGTTCCAAGTATGCTTAACCCTGTTCCTATTGGTGATGCAGAAACTAACCCTAGCGTCGCACCTGTAGCTCCTGCGATTCCTCCGTATGTATATGCTCTCTGCAATCCGTAATTAACGCTCTTACCGCTATCGTAAATAAACTTTCCAAACCTAAGTCCTGCTGAAAAATCAGACATTCGTGTGCGTGTATGGGATCCCTTCGCACAAAGGGACTGTTCAACCCGTCAACTTCCAACCGTGCAGTCTCTTGGCATTTATATTAGCCCATCAAATTGGATTTGGTATATGTTGGGGGTCCCCATATGACTCGCTCTACACACTCTGGGGGGGAGCGTCAATTCCCCTCTTCCACTGCCCAGTTTGGCACCTAAGCCATTATTAAACGCGGAGCGTAAGGGCCAGGAACCGTGGTCAAATTCAAGTTCCTGTAATACCCCTCCAAGCACAGTTGCTCGTCAGGGGTGACACCGAACGCCCAATAAAAGGAGGCACGAGCTTCTGCAGAAACAGTCGAATACTCGCGGTTGACTCCTTCCTTCAATTGACGAAAACTCCACGGTAATAAATCCGTGGGTATCGCCCGCTTACACCCTGATCGCACATATGCTGCATAAAATTCCTGAAACACCGGGAGACCGCCAGTCAACGCAATCCCCCCGGTTCCTACAGCATCCAACCATCCTCGATAAAACTTGACCGAATCCCAAGGTTTAAGCATAACGGAATCTTTAACCAACGCGGTGTGTGGATTACGACACATAATCCAATCAATACCATCATACACGGGCCGCGTCTGGCAAAACTCCAATTGATCAAATTCCGTTACAGGGTCCTCAATAGTCATATTAAAACCCATAGCAAGGAACCAAGACGGCAAATCATCCATGAATTTGGCCAGATCTCTTTGTTCCATAAACACCACACAATCATCACCATTATTGGCTAATTGTACGTCCACTCCTCTGCATTTAGCGTAGGAGTGTATCATTGCGCACATCAGAATGCAATTCCCCAATGAGGTATTCATATCGCCACTCATGCGTGTACCAGCTATGGTATATTCTACCACGCCATTTGGCACTTCGCCTCGGCAACGATTAACCTCCTGCAGCTTCAATAATGTTCGCAAACGTTTACGGTGTTTAACCTGCTTGAAACAATCTAGGTAGATACCATGTTCCCATCTTAAAGCATCCAGTGAGACATGTTGATCAAACCGACTAGCGTCCAGACCCACAACCACAGGCTGGCGGAACATCTCCCACTTCTCTCTCAGTATCCTAGCAGAATCAACTGCATTGAATCCTTTGATAACCGTGGGATGACCGTACAGCTTAGCTATAGATTTAAAAATCCTATGCTCTAACGGTTTGAGATACCTACCTAGGCGTACATTAAACCTAGGATCTCGAGGAGAAATGATCCTTGGCACAGGATCTTTCTTAGTAGTGCAATCAGTCTTCTCGAACTTAACAAAGATGTTGAGACGCGCATCATCCTCCAGACGACTCCGTCCTGCTCGGATATCATCAAGAGCATTCTGATAAATCATCCGCTTGCGGCCCTTATAGGCATCAACAAATTGTTGATGGCTAACCGGGGCGGTCGAGGGCAAATGTTTCCTCAGAAGGTCTCTCGTGGCTTCCAACTGCCGAGAGAAATGACCGGGTGCAGGTCGTGGCGGGCGTGTAAAACCATCACCACTTTTCACCATAAATACCCGTTCTGCAACGCCTCTCATCAATGTGTCGAGGTCATTTGTGAATGGCAATATATCTATATCAGGAGACACGCCAGCCACTCTTACGTAGCGCCTCTCTTTAGGATTCCCTACCTCGCTTCTCCACCTCAAGCTGTCCTGGTCATCCCCATCAATTTTCGGCAGCACAGCTTCATTCCAATTCCCATTTGGGACGAACGTAACTGCCTCTGTAGGCCGACAACCAGCACCGGTGGACGGGGCAGGGCACCCCTAGATTAATTGTAGATCTGGCTCATCTGAGCCTGACCCTTTAATCAACCTAAACACTTTCCCAAAAACATTCTCACCGCCCACTCTATCTTTCCAAGTTTGGGTCACTACAGCTTTCTTCATCATCAAGAAATCTTTAGTTGGCACAAAGGAAAGAAATAATGCCCGGTCGATAGCTAAGTTCTTATCACATGTGCGCAAATCCTTATACTTAGGCTCTGCTAACAATTTTTGCAGCCATTTCCTGGTCACAAGAACATTGGCCTCGGACATAGGTCTCTCGCCAAACTTATTATAAGCCTCCCTAGCAATACTAGCAGCAAATGAAGAACGACGTCCTTTCCTAAGCACAGCTTTCTTGCGTGTAACGTCACCCACCACAACTGTCCCATCAACCTCATTCTGAATGGTGTGAATTGTACGGTGAACATGTACATCAACAAAATCCTCAGGATCGCCCTTCTCCTCATCAAGCTTTTCAATTAATTGACGAGTAAACCGATTAGCGGAGTTACCCTCCACCGCTACTTTCCAAGCAAACTTCAACCATTTTATGCCCCATCTTGTAAGCACTAAAACTTGTTCTGAGTCCATATTTTCACCTTATTGTCAGCAGTTACAATTTACCCCCAAATGGTAGGCCTGACCTTCAAACCCCTTCCTAAAATAGCGAAAGGAGAGATAATCTCTACGGTAGGTGTCCGCAACTCTCAGCCCG